CAATTGCCATTGGAACAGGTGCAAGCAGCAATTGCAACATTGACACAGGCTGGTGTCGGTGCTAGTGAGGCTATAACTGGAGTAAGAGGGGTTTTGGCTGCTGTTATTAAACCAACTTCTCAAGCACAAGAAGAAGCTAAAAGATTAGGATTACAATTTAATTTAACTGCATTACAGAGTAAAGGTTTAAGCGGATTCTTAGAAGATGTACAGAAGAAAACTAGAGGGAACTCTGATTCAATGGCTAAATTATTTGGAAGAGTTGAAGGACTTAACTCTATGTTCATTTTAACTGGTAAAGGTGCTGAGAACTACGCTAAAAACGTTCAAGAGATAACTAATGCAAATGGAACAGCTAAAGAGGCATTTGATAAACTCCAAACACCCGCGGAAAAGTTTTCAAGTTCTATTAACGCTATGAAGAATACACTTATAGAGGTTGGAGGAGCATTTGCACCAGTAATTGACGCGATATCTTTATTACTAAAAGGCATATCTAAGATACCAGCACCGTTATTAGTAGTTATATCAATAGCAGGAGCATTAGCTTTTGCAGTGGGTAGCGTAATGAAGGCAATTGTAAGTGCTTCACAAGTGACTAGTACCTTTAATACGGTTTTTGCAGGGGCTAACTTAACAATGGCTAAGATAACCGTAACTATACTGGGGGTTGCGTCGGCATTAGCCTTAGTATTAGGGCTATTAACTGTACTAACTGGCAAAGGCGGCGAGGCTACTAGCTTAATAGATTCTATTCTAGGGAAAACTAATAAACAGGTAGAAGACATTAAGAGAAATGCACAACAAGCACCTAGGAATGTTCAAGGTTCACACGCTACTGGGATTAAAAGAGTACCTAGAGATAGATATGTGGCGGAATTGCATGAAGGGGAGGCAGTTATACCAGCTAATGAAAATCCTTATAATGGAGGTTCTTTCGGAGTAGGCGGAGGAAACATAATAATAAATGTTAATGCTGACAATATGACTACACTAAACAGGCTAGTAAATGAGGCACAAACAATGAAACAAACTGCCAGAGCAAAGGGGGCGTGGAGATAATGGCAAAATACAAGAAAAAGTTTTATCCGAAAAAAGATACATACATAGATACTAAACCTTCATATAAGGGCGACCCTGCTCCAAATGGAGGAACTAACTCAAACTTTTCTCACAGAGATTATATGCTGACAGGGTGGCAAGAAATTGACGATTGGAATTATAATTTTGCTACAGCCATATTTGAACTACCTGATATAAGCGAGGTAAGGTGGAAAAAAATAACTGACGCTGTTTATTGGTATTACAGAATAAGCGGTAATGATAGACACCACTTTGTTGTTTACCCTATAAAGAAAACACCAGCTTGGAGCATTGAAACAATAACAGCTAGAAATATGCCACTGGATTACGCTTCGTCTAAAATAGAAACAACAAATAGGCTAGAACTTAATACAGAATGGTATGGTGTTCCGTTAGTATATACATTGCAATATATGTTCGAAAATGATGATTTATCAAATTGGCAAGGGTTAGGATTCACAACTCACAAACAATGGGGTGGCAATCAATTAACAAGATTTCACGCTCACAATACTAGCGAAATAGAATATATACCTTACATAGAAATAACTTACGAAGATTCTCCTCCGCTTAAGCCTGAAGTTTTAACTCCGCAAGGTGCATATGTCAATAATGCTGACGTTGTACGTTTTACGTGGAAATATAATTCTGAAATAATCAAAGATACTCAAGTTGGATTTGAACTTGAGTGGGCTTTACAATCTCAAAAAACATGGACAAAGGTAACTAAAGCCACATCAGATAATTTTTATGATATGCCAGCAAATACTATGCCGACTGGAAAAATGAAGTGGAGAATAAGAACAAAGAATAGATTCGGAGAACTTTCACCATATAGTGATGAACTTTACTTTAACACTATGGGTATGCCAGCACAACCAACGGTTACAGTTACTAATATAGGCAATAGACCTGCGATTAATTGGACAGCAGTAGAACAGCAGGTATTTCAAGTACAAATACTACAAGGGGATAATATTGTTTATGATAGTGGAGTAATCCCAGCGATAACAATGAGAACACATAGGCTAAATGGTTTTCTTCCTAACGGAGAGTATATTGCTAAGGCAAGAATAAAAAACGAATTTGACTTATTCTCTAAATGGGGAGAAACTACATTCAGCATTGAAACTGAGCAGCCGCCAACACCATCTATAACAGTCGGCACAATTGACGAAGGTATCCAAATTAGGGTTCAATCAGAGTTTAATGGTTCTATGCTTATATATCGAGCAGAAATAGATAAGAATGAGTCTTTTAAATTAGTAGGAAAATCTCAAAATGGAATGTTCATTGATTACACTGTCAAAGGTGGACGACAATATAAATATAAGGCTAGATTGGTTTTAAATGATGTTTACAGTGATAGTGAAGAAGTAGTTACCTACGTATATTTTAAATATGCTACAATTTCTGAGGCTTCAAAACCTGCTAATTATCTTTTGTTAAAGAGTGGATACAATGAAAAAATTAATAAAGAATATGCACTTAATGATGATAGAAAGTTTCAGCACTTTACAGGCAGAAGACTTCCAGTAATGGATATAGGCGAGTTTGAAGATAATTTATATACAATTGACTATTACCTTAAGAAAGAAGATTATTATAAATTCATAAACATTTATAATAATAAAGGTGTTTTGCTATTAAGAGACAATAACAGAAGTATATATGGACAATTTAGCAATGGTATTAAAATAGTAAACATGGATATAGGCGGATATAGAGTAACAGGGGATTTCTTAGAAGTAGACTGGGAGGAGGAAGTTACTATTGATTAGTTTAGCTAAAGATGGATACACACAAAAAGAAGTTGAAGATATGCTGCATTATGCTTATGGCTCACGACAAGCGTGGATTAGTATAGATTTATTAAATAAATATGATGTTCAAATAGGCGCACTTGATGCAATGTTAGAAACAGGTAATGTTAAATTTGATGCCTCTGCTGAAATAAAAAGAGTTGCTAATATAACAGTTAAAGAAAAGCAATTCCGTGAAATAGATTGGCTTAATGATAGAATTCGTCCTATGTTTAATCTTAAGACACCGAAGGGGGATATATTAAGTTGGAGCTTAGGTGTTTTCCTAATTTCCTCACCATCCAGAAGACACAACAATTACATTGAAAGAGATTTAGAATTATATGATAAATCTCTTATTTTAAGAGAAGATAAAATAACGGATAGATTATTGTTAAAACAAGGCACACCATATTTAACACACATTGTAAGCTTATTAAATAGTGCATCCATCAATCAAGTTGATATTGAACAAACAGAACTTACTTTGACCACAGATAAAGAATATGAAATAGGAACATCTAAGCTTAAAATAATAAATGAATTATTAGCAGAGATGAATTATAAGAGCATATGGGTAGACGAAAATGGAATATTTACATCAAATGCGTTTAGGATGCAGTCCTCACTTGATGTGGAGTATGAATACAGGACTGATAAATTAAGTATAATTAAGGGAGATGCAGTAGAGGAGGCGGATATATTTAATGCACCAAATAAATGGGTTAGATATGTTTCAAATCCAGAGCTACCTACACTTATCTCAAAGTACGAAAACAACTCTTTAAGTTCCATTACTTCAATTCCAAATCGAGGCAGAATAATAGTAGATTCTAGATCTATTGATGATATAGCAGATCAAGCAACGCTAGACAAATATATTCAAAGAGTTGCATATGAGGCTAGTCAAGTTTACAGTACTTTAGTATTTAATACTGCTATTATGCCACATCATTCAATGCAAAACCTTCTATTTATTAGTTATGATGAATTAGGCATACATGACAAATATGTAGAGGAAAGCTGGAATATTAGTTTTACTGGAACTATGACTCATAATGCTAAGAGAGTTATTTTTATATAAGGGAGGTATATCATGGAAGTTATAACAAACGAAGAGCAATTAGATAATATTGAAAAGGAAGATTCAGGAGAAGGTACGTTTCTTCTTGCTGATGTAGTGGCTTTAAATGATAATAAAACAGCTAAAATAAAGTTTGATGGAGAAGAAACACCAAGCGATAAGGAATATTCCTATTTAACAAGCTATTATCCAAAGGTTGGGGATAGAGTAGTACTTGGAAGGATGGCGGGAACAGCTATAATTCTAGGTGCTGTAAGATATAAAATTAAACCAGAGGATGAAGTTCCTCATACGATTGATACAGAAAATATAAAATGTAGCTCTCTAACAGTTAGGAACTACGCTAAGTTTGATACAACGGTCAATTCACCGGGTGTATACGCTCGTGACGGGTTGTATACTGATGGGGTAGTGAGATGCAAGGAAATTAACTCAAACAACTCCACTATTAATGTTTTAAAAGACACTAGAGTTTATGGGGAGATGAGGGCATCGAGCTTCTACCAAACCTCGTCAACTAGGAACACATTAGGAAGTACAGATGTAAATGGTAGCCTATATGCAAGTAGCTTCCGATGTGGTTCATGTGGATTCAATGGAACTTCAGCACAGGCTAAAAAATATGTTGGATTAGCTTCAAGTGATACACAAACAAGAGATAAATTAAATTCATTGCTTAGAAAGCTTGCAGAATACGGATTAATTTACAATTAGGAGGAGGAAACAAATGCAATTAAAAGAATTTGATATTATACTAGATATAAAAACACCACAGCGTACTTTAAATATAGAAGTTGTACAGGGCGATGTCAATGCAAACGTATTTAAGGTACAACTTGTGAATGGATTAAATCCATATAATTTAAGTGATTTAGATGTACAGTTTCTTTTTTTAAAACCTCATGGAAGGGTAAACATTCAAAACTTTGAAAGAGGTGTAAAAGTTATTAACGCTGCTCAAGGAAGGGTTGACTGTACATTAAATAAAAAAACAATTTCTAAGGCTGGAAGAATGTCCTGTGAAGTAAGAGTTAGTAAAGATGGAGTTATATTGACTTCCACCTTGATGAATTTTTATTGCAGGAAATCATTGTTCACAACTGAAATTGATGATAGCGAGGACAATGATATTATAGATGACTTACAAAAACAGATTGGAGATATATGCAACTCTAAATTACATGAAGAAATAAGTTGCGAGTCCCTTGTTGATATGGTTATATATTTACAGGATAAAATGGGCAGGGACGGAGTAGGATTAGACTTCAACTGGCAAGGTACTTACTTAGGGGTTAAAAGGCAGGATGAAACAGAATATATCTATGTAAATCTAAAAGGTGAAACAGGAGATTCTGCCTTCGAAGCATGGAAGATAGTAAATAATAAGTCAGATGCAACAATGGAAGAATTTTTAGAAGACATCAAAGGTGCAAAAGGTGATAAGGGTGATACTGGAGAGCAAGGATCAAAAGGCGACAAGGGCGACAAAGGTGATGCTGGTACTGGAATACAAATCAAAGGTGCTTATCCAACACTAGAGGATTTAGAAAAAGCACACCCAATTGGCGAAATAGGAGATACTTACATTATTGGCGACGACCTTTACATATGGGATGGCACAACTTGGACTAATGCTGGAAGGTTGAAAGGTGAAAAAGGTGATAAGGGTGATACTGGAGAGCAAGGTATTCAAGGGATTAAGGGTGAACAAGGTATACAGGGGGAAAGAGGGCTAAAAGGCGACAAAGGTGATGATGGAAAATCAGCATATCAAACTTGGCTCGATAAAGGAAACACAGGTACAGAAGAAGATTTTATCAATTCTCTTAAGGGAGAACAAGGATTAAATGGCAATAATGGAGCAGTAGGTAAATCAGCTTATCAAATATGGCTAGACGCTGGCAATACTGGAACAGAAGAAGATTTTTTAAATAGCTTAAAAGGTGGAGCTGATTCTAGTGGTAATATTGTAACTGGAACTGGTCACAAAATAGATGGGGAATACAATGTTATAAGCGGAAAGGAAAATAGGATTAGAAAGGGAAATTTAAGTTTTATCACTGGTGAAGAAAATGAAATTAATTCGAGCAAACATTTGAGTGTCAGTGGGGAATATAACACTGTTGAAGAGTCTAGAAACTGCATGGTTAGTGGCAACTCAAATCTTATAGAAGGAACGTTTGAGTCGTTGGCTACTGGATATTTAAATCAAATCGACAATTCTTCTTATGTTATTGCTGGAGGAAGTGACAATGAAATTACAGCGAGCAGAAATAGCTTGACTGTAGGAAGTAGTAATAAAAATAATTCCAGTAGTACATTTTGTGTTGGAAATAGTAACAAAATAACCAGAGAATGTAGCGGAGTTGTTGGAGAAAGTAACACTATAAGCCGAGCATGTAGTTTTGCAAGTGGGAAAGGCAATAAAATTATTATGAACTCAGGGGATAGTGGCTTTGCTTTTGGAGAGAATTTAGAAGTGGCACGTAGATTGCAACTAGCTATAGGCGAATATAATCAGCCGAATACAGATTATTTATTTACTATAGGGTTTGGCACTAATTCAAGTAGAAAAAATATATTTGGTATTACAACAGCAGGGGAAACCAAGGCTACTGGAGCATATAGCTCAACTGGTGCAGATTACGCAGAGTATACTGAGTGGTTTGATGGAAATAAAGATGGAAAAGATTTTACTGGACGTTTTGTACAATTAGATGGAGATAAAATTAAATTAGCCGATAGCAAGTGTCAAATATTCGGTGTTATATCCTCAAATCCAGCAATTATAGGTGATAGCTATTATAATGAATGGAAGGGAAAATATAAGACAGATAAATGGAGAAGGATTATATATGAAGAAGTTAAATTTGAACCTGTTGTAAAAACTATAATTCATAAAGATGGGACAAAAGAAGAAATAGTACAAGAAGGATATACAGAAAAAGTTGCAAAGCTTCATGGGAATTATAATCCAGATGAAGAATATATACCAAGGGAACAACGAAAAGAATTTGATGCAGTAGGTATGTTAGGAAAAATACTCGTTCAAGATGATGGAACTTGTGTTGTTGGAGGGTATTGCCTATCAAATAATGAAGGAATAGCAACTAATGCACTTACAGGCTATAAGGTTATGGAGAGAGTTGAAAAAGATATTGTGATGATAAGTTTTCATCAAAGTAATTGGACTCAAGAACAATTAAGAAAATTATATAATTTAATCGGAGTGGTATAAATATAAAGGCAAAGAAACAGACTATAACAGGTCTTTTTATTTAATTTTCTTTTGTTTTAAATTTTATACAAAAACTGTATAATAATTGTGATGCGAAAGTTCATCATAATGGATGGTACAATAGACAAAGAGATTGTTGGTGGTATGTATAAAAATTACATTTTTGATTTTAGATTGACAAATTTTCATATATCGTCTATACTGTATAAATGATGCAAATATTAATAAAGAAGGGTTTAAGAGGTTAGAACAGATATTAATTTTGAAGAATATGAGAATTTAATTGGGAAACTAAGTAATCTAAAAGTAAGAGAATGGTATATTTACCATGATAAAAACATTGTTAATAAAATAGATAAATCATTAGCAATAAAAGAGCAAGCTATAGAGGCTCATTTATTAAGAAATAAATATAGAATGCAAGCTAGAAAATTAATGAAAGATAGAAAATTAGCAGCATATTTGGATATTAATAATTCTAATTTACCATTTGAGTATTATGAAAATAAATATTTAAAACAAGGATACACTGGTAATTTACTTTATAGAAAAATATTAGAAGCTTCAAATAGAACAAATAATGAAGTAAATAAACAATTAGGAATAATGTAATAAGAACTAGAAGATACTTAATAATGTGTCTTTTTTAGTTTGTAATAGTGAGTATCTATAGATATGAGTACTTACAAATGGCTATAAATAAAGGGCTATCAGTATAAATTGATAAAATTGTAAATAGATAATTTTTGCGACACAATTAAATAAATTTTAAAGGCAAGATATTAGGGCATATAGCCTTTTTATTTTGCCTATTTTTATAATAAATATATTAAATTAGATTACATAATCACAATTATGATTATTAAATTTAAAGTAAACTAAAACAAGAGGTGAGAATATGGAACAAGAAATTATAAAAGTAGCAATTAGTCAGGGGTTAGGATATGCATTATTTGTATTCTTATTAATTTATGTTCTCAAAACTACTCAGGATAGAGAAAATAAATTAAATGCTACTATAGATAAAAACCAATCAATAATACAGGATTTAGCAACAAAATTAAATGTGATTGAAGATGTAAAAAAAGATGTACAAGATATAAAAAATAAAATTAATTAAGGATGTGATAAACTTGAAAATTGCTATAGATTGTGGTCATACTCTTACTGGTGCTGATTATGGAGCAGTAGGAATAAAAGCAGAATCTAATCTAACAAGAGAAGTAGGAACTAAAGTTATAAGTAAATTAAAAGCATTAGGTCATACTGTTATAAATTGTACTATAGATAATTCTAATACCTTAGAAGAAAGTTTAAGTTATAGAGTAAATCAAGCCAATAATAACAATGTGGATTTATTCGTTAGTATACATTTTAATTGCTTTAACGAACAGGCACATGGAACAGAAGTATTTACATGGGGCGGAGAACAATTACCAGAGGCTACTAGAGTATTAAATAATTTAGTGGGACTTGGATATAAAAACAGAGGAATTAAAGATGGTAGTAATTTATATGTAATAAGAAATACGAAGGCTAAAGCAATGTTAGTAGAGTGCTGCTTTTGTGACAATAAAGATGATATGGATAAATATGATGCTGAAAAAATTGCTAGTGCAATTGTAGAAGGGATTGTAGGTAAAACTGTACCTAGCAATGGTAATTGGTACTCTTTAGATGGAAAAGTAGGTATTGTTACTGCTAAAGATGGCTTAAATGTAAGAGAAGGTAAATCTACTAATAGCAAAATATTAGGAGTTTTGAAGTGTGGGAAAAAAGTAAAATTATATAGAAAAGAGGGGAATTGGATACACGTTTATTATTCTGAAAATGGCGGTTATGTGTATGCGGATTATATAGATGTATTGTAGTTTAAAGGTAGTTCTTAAATTATGTTAAATTAGGAGCTACTTTTTTGTTGTCCAAATAGTGTCCTTGTAATAGTTATAGGAAATGTTACACTAATATTGAAATAAATTATCTTAATTTACATTAAGTAGCTTGAATATTTTTACTTGCGAAGCTCATTTCAAGCATAATTATGTCTAGCTTTGTCGAAAATATGTACAAGCCATTCAAAATATTATATGATGAAAGAAAATAACTTACTTTAATGGATAAATATATGTAAATTATAGAAGTTATATAGTTCTAAATATACTAATATTTGCAGAGATACAATTGATTAATGGAGGGTATTGTGTGGCTATGGTAAAAAAAGTTAATACTATTTTAAATAGAGTAGGTACAGGAATAACAGACCCTCTTGACGGTATAATTGATGATAAACGTGTAATTATAAAAACAATTAATAATGATGAAGGAAATAAAGTATTAATTAATGAACTTGTTTGTTATAACATTGCTAAAGCATTAAATCTACCAATACCAGATGGAGGAATCTGTATAATAGATGATAGTACCAAACTAGAACAAAATATTACTTTATCTTCAGAAAGATATGGAGTAGGTTTTTATAGTAATAGGCTTGACAAAGTCACAAATATAACTAACTCACCGCTATTAATAAAGAATTATATTATAAATAAAGAAGATTTCTTAAAAATTATATTATTTGATAATTTAGTCTATAATAAGGATAGACATAAAGGAAATATGTTAATGGATATAGGAAAACAGCAAGGAAACAAAATACATATAATAGATCATAGTCACGTATTTAACATAGGTTCTTTATGGGATAGATATCAATTAGCTAGAATGATGAATGAGAATGACTATAATTCGAGTGAAGTAATGGATTATAATAAGAATATATATGATTTGTTAATTCAAGCAATAGACTTTAGCTATGAAGCATTAAATCAAGAAGTACAAAATTTTAAGATGCTATTAAATGAGCAATTTCTTCAAAATATAATTAATACTATACCAGAAGAATGGGAATGTGACGAAATTGAAAAGAATATGTTATTAAATTACATAATTTATAGATTGAAAAATATAGAAAATATAAGTAATGTAATATATAATTATATAAGAAAATAAGTCTAGGAGGTGGAAAAATGAAAGTTTTATTTTCTGTACTAAGTTATTATCCGTCATTTATAACAAGTGAATCTATAAATATAGGAATATTGTTTCATGATATTGATAATGATATTAGAAAATTTGAAACCACTTCTAACTGGACAAGAGTGAAAACATTTGATGATGAGGTTGATGTAGATTATTTGAAATTAATTTTAAAGGGCATTGAACAGGAAATAAGTAATGATACACTTTTTAATTTTAAAGAAAAATTTGATATAAAAAGATACACTAAATTCTACGTGAATGAATTAAAGTTTTCAGATATCACGTTTACTGATATAGAAGATTTCGATAGTTTTGTTTTAGATACAAAGAAAATTTTCTTAAGGTATGATTATGATAAGAAAGATAGACCCAATCATCAACAGCAACTAAAGTATATAAAAGATTTGTTAAAATATAATAATGTTAAATATTCAAGTAAAAATATAGAAGGAAATTTTAATGAGAATATAACTTATGATTATATAGTTAATGGTTATGCTTTTAAATTATTTACTTTTGAAAATAAGAGATTAAATAACTTAATTTCTACAGCGAAAAGTTGGTCATATACAGCTTCAGAAATGAAGGATAAGTATAAAACTATATTCATATATGACGTTGATTTAGATAATAACTCTTTTGAGTCAGTTATGAAAATACTTAAACAATCTGCATATGGAGTTATGAAAATCAATGAAGCTATAGAATTTATATTAAAAATAAAATTGACTGAAGAAAAATCTATTAATTGCCAGTTAGAACAAGCATTTATAAATATTTAAAATTAAACAAAAAGGATTATTAGAAATTGTACCTAATAATCCTTTTATTTTGTAAAAGGAAAACATAAATAGTTGTAGAATAAGTAATATAGATTATTAACCTTAACATGAGATGTATTTAAATATACTACCAGATTCATATTTAGTTATTAAAGTGTCCGTTGAACCATAACATATGATGTATTTAAATTTTGCAACCTTCAATTCTTGTCCTATCCCTGCTAAGTTGAACCTTAACATAGGATGTATTTAAATGAGCCAATTATTTCATTTATATTTCTCATTAGCTCAGTTGAACCTTAATATATGATGTAATTAATAAAAAGGATTATTAGGATTGTACCTAATAGTCCTTTTTCATTCAAAATGATTAACCTAGTATTTTTGTTAGGAATTTTCTTATAATCAGTTTATATTTTGTATTTATTAATGTAATGATGATTACTTTTATTGATACAGGTGGGGGTGGTTTTACTATTAAGTATGTAAATACTCTTTATCCACGTTTGTGGATACTATAAAATAAAGTGTCGAATAAAACTATATATAATATGTAGGAATTTCTTAAATATATTTGATTCTTTTAAATAATAGACGTATAATATGCGTATAAAGTAATTTTAAATAGTCCTATAAATGAATGAAAAATTTATTGGTATGTGTTTTTAGAAATTTACAAATAATATAAAGGTTTGAAGTTAGCAAACCGTTGGTATTACTCAAGTAGATACCATAAATAAATTATTTGGATATACCATTCATAATGATAAAGGTAAACCTACAAATTCTGAATTTATTGCAATGGTTGCAGATAAGTTAAGATTAAAAAATAGGGTGGGATAATAGAGCAATATCAAGGGTTTACGGTTGGTTCGCTTTTTATGAAAAAAACTAAATTTTTGAAATAGGTGTATTAATTTCTAAAAATAATTCAATAGACTTTCTTCGTTTATAGGATAAATGGAGGAGGTCTATTTTGATGAAAAATATTAACTTTTTAATTGACGAATTCATGATTTATTGTGAATCAAAAAACCTATCTAAAAAAACTATGATGAGTTATGAACAAACTTTAAGATTATTTTCTAAGTATTTAGAAGAGGAATTACAAATAACAGATGTAACAAAAGTAACTGAAAAAATATTGCGAGAATATATTAATTATATTAAAGACAGAGGAAAATATACAATTACAATAAATGAAAGCACTTTAAAAATTAATTCTCCACATAGAAGAAAAGATTATAATAAAAAAATTTCTATAACAACTGTAAATAACTATATTAGGAATATAAAAGTATTTTTTAATTTTTTAAAAGAACAAAATTATATAAAAAAAGATATAGTAAAGAATATCAAACCTTTTAAAAACGAAAGAAAAGTAAAAGATTTTATAACTGATGAGCAGTTTGCTAATTTACTAAGACATATAGATACAACAAAATTTCATGAGTATCGTGATTATATTTGTATTCAAATTCTTTTAGATACTGGAATGCGGGTTGGAGAATGTTTAGAAATTAAAGTAGAAGATGTAGATTTAAATTATAGAAGTATTTTACTTCCAGCAGAAAATACAAAAGGAAAAAGAGATAGATATGTTTATTTTAGTCAAATAATGCATAGAGAATTAAGAAGATGGTTGCAATATAAAGATAGATATATAGAAAGTGAGTATTTATTTTGTACTAGTAAAGGGAGTTCTGTACTTATTAGAACTTTTGAAAAGAAATTAAAGGAATATGGAAAAAGAATTGGGATAGATATACATCCTCATCAATTACGTAACAATTTTGCGAAAAGATTTTTGATGGCAAATGGTTCAATTTTTACATTGTCTCAACTTTTAGGTCATTCTAGTGTAAAAGTGACTGAATCAGCCTACCTAGATTTAACGGATGCAGATATAAGAAAATCCTATCAACAATTCAGTCCTCTTACTAATATGAGAGGAGGTAATAAATAATGACTAACTATACAATAATTCAAAATGATACAATTACCTCCAATTTGAGCGACGGTGCTTTTAGGTTATATTGTTTGCTTCAAAGCATGTGTTATAACAAAGATTACTGTTTCCCTAGTCAAAGCTATTTAGCAAAAAAATTAAATAATAAATCTGTAAGAACAATACAACGTTATTTACAAGAGTTATATAATGCCAAACTTATTCAAAAACGTCGTAGAGGGTCTATAAGCAATGTCTATACAATCTTAGGTAAGAAGATATTACAACAAGTAGATAAAGCTGTAAACAAGGCTAAAAATGCTTATAAAAGCTATAAGAACAAATATAAGAAAGAAGAAGTATCTTATTTTAATAATTATGAGCAAAGACAATACAACTTTGATAATTTAGAATCTGTTTTGTTAGGAGAAATGAATTGCGATTCTGATATTTTGTTAACTAAAGAAATGGATCGGTGATAAAAAGTAAAAGCACCTGCAGAGTTAGTGGCTCTACAAGTGCAACAATTAAATAAACCAACTTATTTAACATCTATTTATATTATACCAAACTTTTTTAAAAATAATAGTAGAATAGATGTATTTGTCATGTGAAAAATTAATATAAATTTATAGTAAATAGTATTAAAGAATATATTATATAGTGCATAGTATGTTGTTTAATACTATTTTTTATTGTGATAATAGAAAATGCAAAGTTATCCATAGGTTAATTACTGATTTATGTAAGTAATTTTAAATAAAAATAAAATAATGTCGCATAAGAGTGGACAAGTTAGTGACAAGAGATAAGACAAAGTAGCAACACAAATAAATACAAGAGAAGAATTAATTATATTTAATATATTTAATAAGTTATTAAACTCAGTCACAGAAAGTGACCCTATTTATATTTTAGATAAAAATCTGCTGTCCCTCAAAAGGATAGCGACCTAAAATCCGTTAACGTTTCAAACGTGAGCGAAATGAAAGCAAGTTTGAATTAAATATTGATTTTACTGATTTAAAATCCACTATGCATCCTATGTATAGCGACATAAACGTTCATATTGCTAAGTTTTTAAAAGATATTGCTTATTCTCAAAGCATAACGTGTTGCAATGAGTGACACGTCCATTATGTTAGTTTAATATATCTAAATTGTGGTCACCCTCTGTTGCCACAATTGGCAACGCAGATATAAAATCTCTTAACGATATGAACGTTAAGACTATAACCGCATTGCACTAACGTGCAACATTCTAAAAACATTTCATTTTTTATTTGGGTACAGTCTTGCACCCCAGTTTCCCACAATTGTAAGAACTTTTAGGGTCGAAGTGTCGACAGCGATATATATTGCTTTAAACGATAGATGTTATGTCCTATAACTAATTCAATCGGTAAGGATGTAACTGACAAAGAAGGCAGGGTGAACAAAATGGACACACCTAGTTTGTTGATAAAGACGATAAAGCTGAAATCCCAATTTGGGACTACGGCAGAAGAATCCAAGAGCAACAATTATAATAAGGATGCCTCAATTCAAGGCGACCTTGGCTGAAGTCGTGAACCGTGACGCCAGCTTCCCAAATTGGGCAGGTGGTAAAAATATAAACTTAGCTATCAATGAAACTGATAGTGAGATAAGCGTGTCGATGAAAAAAGACACAAGAAAGACACGTTGATTTAAATAATAAATGACATAATTGATAAGATAAACTTTAGGGACAAGATCGTGTCCTGCTCTGGAACACTAGAAAATCATATCTGAATTGTTCAGATATGCAGCAACCAATTTAGTATATAAAATATAAGTTTTACCAATAATACCTATGAGGTGATTAGTAATGTTTATAAATATATTGTTATTCTTTTTAGATAATGCAGAAAAGATATTTATTATTTTATTAATAAGTGTATTACTTTATAGTTGGGTTAGTATGTTTATAAATAAGGATTATAAAATTATACTAAATTGCAATAAAAAATATACAGATTTATCTGATTTAGATTTTGAAAAAATTAAAAATGAGATTAAATGCATGGAAGGAAGGCAATTTGAAATCTTTTGTGAATGGTTATTTAAGAATACTGGTGAATATAAAAGTGTTATACTTACAAAAGCAACAAACGATGAGGGGAGAGATTTAATTCTAACTGATAAAAATCACGAAACTATTTTTGTTGAATGTAAGAGATATACAGAAAGAGCTACTACAACTGAGGAATTTATGATAGGAAGAGAAATCTGTCAAAAGCTTGTTGGCGCTATGATTAGCGAAGGTGTGAAGAGAGGAATTATTATAACAACAGGAAATATACATAAAAACGCATGGGATTATATCACTAAGTTGGAAAATAATACTGATATAAAAATAGATGTAGTAAACATAAATGATATTATTAGAATGATACAGGATATAAATAAACCTGAAGTTCTTACAGTCATTGGAATATGTTAATTTATTGTAAAATTATGTTAAATAATTCCTTTATATTGTATAATATGTTTAATAACATATTATAGGGGGAATAAAAAATGAAGGTAAGATTTATAGAAGAATGCTCACAGGATACTATTTTAATGGAAACAGAAAATTTTGAAGGTTTAAGTGCTGTATTTGCAGAGTATACACAAATACAAATTACTAAAGAAAAAGAAATGTTATTTTGCGATTATAACTATAATGTTTTGAAAGTGCTAGAAAATGAAATAGATATTTATGTAACTATCGATGATACTACTAAAATCGAAGACTAGGATTGAAACTCCTAGTCTTTTTCTACATAACCAATTATATTAGTAAAGATAAACTATATAAGAAAAATGATTTATAACATTACCTAATTATAAAGATAATATGGTAATAGAATTTGTTGGTGTCAATTTTATTTTTAGTAATAAAGGATATGCATACAAAAAAATAACAGAATAGAATTTTTAAATAACTAAGAAGGTTAGTTAACTACTGAGGCTTTGAATGGTGAAAGAGTTTATTGAATTAAAGAGCATAAACAAATATACAAGGAAACTCACTCCTCGAGAACGAGAGTGTCACATACCTATATGTATAATTCTTCTAAGTTTAAGAATACTACTAATAATTAGAGTAAAATGGAGTGATAAAATGAGCAAAAGGAAAAGCTATCTTCTTACAAGAACACAAGAAAAATTAATAGTTAAATCAATTAAATTCATATTTAAATTGGCGGGTAAATCATTATATATGTTGTTTCTCATAACTATGACTATACTCCGCGCTACTGCTGAAGGAACATATTATATTTTTAGATATGTAAAGAACTATAGAAAGGCTAAAAAATGTGGATATGGCTATAATGAGTTAGAAAAGATTATAAGAGAAATGAAACCTAGGCAGTTTGAAATATTTTGTGCTGAATTATTTAAAGCTTTGGGCTATTTTGTTGAGCTTACTCCAAATGGAAACGATTATGGAAGAGATTTAATCCTAAATTCTGAAATATTTGTTGAGTGTAAACACTATGCTGAAAATAATTATATAGGACGGGTTGAAGTTCAAAAACTGCTAGGTTCTTGTAGACAATTTGGAGTAGAAAAAGCCATATTTATAAACACAGGCTCTTATCATCAAAATGCATATGAAGTGGAAAGAATGGTTGACAGTCTTGAATTATGGGATATGAGTGATATATTAAAAAGTCTTTTAACTATAAGTTCAGAGAGAATCCCACATATAATAATTAAAAGTACAAATATATTTAATAATAGAGAATTAAAAGGACTAATAAATCAACAAGATTTTTAAAAGGTAACTATAGGAATATGTCGGTAGATATATGTAAAGTTAGAATAGTTAACAACACCTCTTATTTTAAATTCACCGACATTACTTTATATTTCAAGAATAATTTTGTTTGATTATGTAAAAAGTAGCAAATGAAATGTTTGTAAATACAAAATAAGGAATGAGTGGATACGTGAGTATAACAGTAACGGGTAGATTGTTTTTACATAGAGAAAATAATATTAATGAAACACTTAGCTATATGAAAAAGATATGTATTACCTGTGATGACTTAAATGAGCATGGCTATAATTTTTCGAAAGAATACATATATGAAATAGAAATAGAAGAAAAACCGTCTATTATTGAAACTTTAAAGATGTGTGGATACTTTAAGAAAGAAAAAATATTGAATATCTCTAAGATTTGTGAACTTGGAATCACATTTTATTTAGTTGAACAATATATGGTGGATGGTTTTTTATTTATTCCGATGAGTAATGTTGTAGCAATACATACAATTAATAAAAACAATTTAAAGAACCTCATAAATCAAGAAGAATCTTTTTAGACACATAAACCGACATTTACTTATAGTTAAAAGCATAAAAAGGTATTCCTCAAATAGGAGTACCTTTAGTTATTTTCATCCTTTACAAATTCTACTAATTCTTCAATTCTACAACTAAAAAAACTACATAAAACATCTAAATGCTCTTTTGAGATTTGCTTATAACTATTGTTACAATAAGCAGATAATGTAGCTTGCCTTATATTAGTCAATCTAGACAGTTCCCTTTGGCCTACTTCTTTTTCTTTCATTAATCTATTCAAGTTCATTTTTATCATTCAAATCACCTCAAGTAATATTATATCAAAAAGAATAAAATAATGATACTTAAATAGTATTGACAATATGATACTATGTAAGTATCATATAATTATAGTATTTAAATTAGGGGGAATTAAAAATGAATAAAATATTAGTTAATTTATTACAAAGAGTGAGAAACATAAGTATTACTGAAGATTTAGAAGAAGTAAAGGTGCTTTCTAATATTGTAGTCACAGAAGAAAGTGAACAGGTAGTTATTACGGGCTTGAATGAAAATTTAGAAGAAGATTTTTTTGTAATTGCAAATATAAATAGTATAAAAGAAGATTTTGATGGAATGGAAGTTTTTATTAGTAATAAACAATTATTAATAGAAGGCTTTTAGATAGTTTTTAAAAAGCTCGGAAAACACAAATAAGCCATGCAACTTTAAGTATTAGCAAACTAATTTCAAATATAATTATGTTAAACTTAAACGTGATATATGATTTAGGGGCAAAGGTTGACTATTTTGTCCCTAACATACCTGTATTTTATATATTCGTTTCAAATTATTTTGGGATTGGTTAGGGTAGTTGTCACTTTAGAAGTTCCAAAACAATTTTTAAAGTTAGTAATACCAATGGTTTGAGGTATGTGGGTCTTAAAGAAAAAGATAATCTAATTTAATAATATATTAATAGTGTAAAATACAAAAAAATATCAATATTTTTGGACTCTTGAAACGATAGTGTAAAGTGTTCAAACACAAACATTTGAAAAAATGTGCGTGAGCAAATAACTAATAGGTAAGGGAGAAATTTTATTCGATTTATAATGTGAGAATCTATTAAATATAAATAAGCAAGAATTAAAACTAATGAGGGTGGCTTGCAGAAAATATATTAATTAAAGTTTATTGCACTTACACTATCTAGAAGTTTGAGAATAAATGATACCTAGAGATTTAATAAAAATAATTATTAGATTAGTAACGAAAAAAGATAACCACTTTCAAACCTTATTTATCACCATATAATGGATACTCTAAAATGCATAGAAAAGGCAAATGTCACGAAATAGAAAAAACTCTACAACCATTGTATTTCAAAGGCTTAAGCCTGCTTTTAAATGCAAACTCTATTTTTGTATTATGTATATAATAATAAAAAAGATAACGACTTTTAAGCTTTATTTATCACTATATAATGGATAGACAAATAAACTAGAAAAGCATAAAAAATATAATAAGAAACGTAAGAAAATAGAAAATAACGACCAATAGAAAAAGCTCTACAACTGTTGTATTTCAAGGGTTTGAGTATGATTTTTTAGGCAAAGTTCATTTTTGTATTATGTATATAATAATAAAAAAGATAACGACTTTTAAGCTTTATTTATCACTATATAATGGATAGACAAATAAACTAGAAAAACATAAAAAATATAATAAGAAACGTTAAAATATAGAAAATAACCACCAATAGGAAAATCTCTATATCCCTTGAATATCAAGGGATTGAGCATATTTTTCAAGACAAAGTTCATTTCTTTATTATGTATATATAACAAACAATTAATTAATAAATTTTATTCAATCTTTTAGAGTATCATAGGGAGATATGATACTCTATTTTTAATTGAGTTAAACGAAATATTGATCATCATATGTTAGGGAAATGAACATACAAAAAACTATAGAAAATCGTAGGAATAAGGCAAAATGTTTGAAATAAAGAAGGCTTCATAATCGTTATATTTCAAGGGTTTAAGTTCATTTTTAAAAGCAAACTACATTTTTGTATTATGTATATATAATAAAAAGAGATAACGACTTTCAAAACGACTTTCAAAATGTATTTTAAACTTTATTTATCACTATATAATGGATAGACAGACGAACTATCTAGAAAGTATCATTTCCCCCTTATGGTACTTTCTTTTTTATTGTGTTGAAACAAAATATTGTTCATGATGTGCTAGAGAAATGCAATTAAAATGACAAGAGAAAGTATGAAAAAATTGAGGATTAATAGAAATGTGAAGTAATAGACAAATCTCCATAACCCTTTCAGTTGAAAGGTTTGAAGGCATTTTTTAAAGTAAACTCCATTTTTGTATTATGTATATATAATACAAAAAGATAACCATTTTTAAAACGACTTTCAAAACCACTTTCAAAACCACTTTCAAACTTTATTTATCACTATATGATGAATAGACAAACAAATTATCTGGAAAGTATCATATCCCACTGTGATACTTTTTTTATTATATTAAAATAATTTAGTAAATAAATTTAATATAAATGGCAAATTTAAATGATTACGTGGAGTTACTATATGTTCAATCTTTTGTGATAAGGGATAAGTAGATTTAATAAAAGCTTAGGAATAATTAGAACTTATTTAAATTAAGATGGAAGGTGGAATTGGTCATGCATAAAGAAACAGAAAAAATATTTAATATATTTCAAGCAGATTTCTTGATAAAGAATGGATGTAACATAATAGGCACTGGACTGCAAGGTAAGGTATATGTAGAGTTTGTTAAAAATCAAAGATTTGATAAGTATATGGAAGTTTGGAGAAATAGAAAACATTAATAATTAAAACTATAAATTAAGTTGTGAAAGGTTGTGAAAAGTCATAGAGAAAAAAAGAGTTAGTGAATTAATAACTACTAGTGAAATAAAACGATGGGAAAATGGTGATGTCATAACTATTACAGCAGGAACAGGGGGAGGGAAAAGTTATTTTATAAAAAATATATTATATATCTTTGCTAAAAAAGAAAATAAGAAGATATTATTTTTAATACATAGGAGCAATTGTGTAAATCAATTTCAAAAAGAAATTGAATCTGATAAGAAATCGAACATTATAGATATAAGAACATATCAATCATTAGAAAGTTTAAAAAATAATCATAAAAAAGAATTTGATTTTAATGATTATCAATACATAGTTTGTGATGAATTCCATTATTTTATTAGTGATGCTGCATTTAATAAGACAACGGATATATCTTTAAATTTAATATTATCACAAAAAAATAAAATTAAAATATTCATGAGCGCCACAGGAAACACAATGAAAAATTATATAGAAAATGCTAAAGAAATAAAAACGATTTCTTATGAATTACCAATTACATATAATTTTATTGAAGTATTAACTTTTTTTAATAAAGATGAGAGTATGGAAAAATTCATTGAAGAAGTAATTGAAAGAGATGAAAAAGGAATATTTTTTATACAATCTGCTAAGAAAGCATATGAATTACATAAAAAGTATGAAAAATATACTTTGTTTAATTGTAGCAAATCTAATAATGAATACTATAAATATGTCAGTGTTGATAAAATAGACAGAATGTTACAAGATGAAAGGTTTGAAGAACAAATATTGATAACTACAACTTGTATGGATGCTGGAGTTAATATAAAAGATGACAAGGTAAAACATATTGTATGTGATGTTAAAGATATTGGCTCATTAATTCAATGTATTGGAAGAAAAAGATTGCAAAATGAGAATGAGAAAATATATTTGTATATAAAAACGATAACCAATGAACAACTTGGAGGTATGAAATCACAGTTAAAGTTAAAAATTGAAATGGCTGATTTTTTAAGAAAGCATACAGTAAAAGACTTTATAGAAAAATACCCGAGAAGAAATGATTATAATAATATTGTTTATGATGATACTGTATTAGAGGATAATAAGTGTACTAAAAAAGTAAATGAACTAATGTATTTTAAGGCACGTCTTGATATATGTGATATTGAAATTATCTTAATGTATAAAAAATATGGATATTGCAAGTATTTAGCGAATAAATTTGGCTTTATCGATGATGGAGATAATGAATTTACTTATAGGCTGTTAGATGAAGAATATGAAAAGGAAACATTGGAAAATTATTTAGAAAGCATAGTAGGGAAAAAATTATTTAAGGAAGAACGAAAGGAATTAATTGATAAAGTTGATTTAAGGCAAAGAGGTAAGCAACTTAAACGTGCAGAAAGTTTAAATGAAAGTTTTAGAGAACGAAAAATATCTTATACGATTGATGATGAGCCGAAAAGAAAATCTTATAGAGATAAAAATGGAAAAGTAAAAAAAGAAAAAACTTATTGGATAGTTTATAAAATTGTAGACAGAAATGGGCGTAAGGCTCTTTAAAGAAGGTTACTCCCAAAAATGTCTACAAAAATATTGTTAATAGGTGATAAGTAACAAAAGTATATTTATTAAGTTATTTGAAAATATAATTGTTTGAAATAATAATAAATTTAAATAAGCCGTTTTTGGTTTGCCTTAGTGGCTTACCTTTTGTCGGCTAGGTCGGAATATTTTAGGGATAGTAGAAACGAAGTGACGTACTAGCCCTTATATACCGAGATTGGTGATACAAAAGGTAAAAGAACGTAATAGATATTGTGTAAAAGATGTATGAATTATCATATGTCTTTTTTTATTGCCTTTTTATAAACAATTAAACCGATTAACGGACAAGCATTAACGCCTATAGCTGCCTACGTCGCTATAGGCTATTTTGTGGAAAGGTATGTAAATTATCTTATCCAAAAATAAATTAACTACGAAAGGTGGAATTATACTATGAAATTAATAAGTGGAATTTATGGAATTGAGGATTTTGAAACAGGAAAATTATACGTAGGAAGGGCAGATTCCGATAACGGAATTAAAAAGAGATGGAGTTGGCATAAAGCACATTTGAGAAATGGAAGACATAGCTATAAGGAATTACAAGATGCCTTTAATGCAGAACAAAACAGAATTAAGTGGATAATATTAGAGGAATGTCCCGATGAGGAACTTGAAGAAAGAGAAAATTATTGGATTAAATATGCAGATAAAATTGACGGTTGGACTGTTATAAACAAACAAAAGAAGTCTAACAAGAGAAGTAAAGTGAAAGATACCAGTACAATGTCTATAGCACAAACAGGAGAGAATAACGGACATAATACTAAGCTAAGTGTAGAAGATGTAAAACAAATAAAAAGATTACTACAGAAAGGTGTAAAGCAAGTAGATTTAGCTAGACGTTATGATGTTAGCAAAACATTGATACATAATATTGCACATGGTATAAGATGGGCAAGCGTGTCTCTAGAAGATACAAAATAAAATACATATATAAATTTAAAATTAACTATATACATATACGTAAATTAATATAAGGGGGTAATATTACTCCCTTATAAATTAAAATGTGATTGGAGGTAGAAGAAATGTATAGAAACTACAAAAAGAATGAAGATGAAATAGTGATTATAAATAGAGGAAAAATAGCCTATTTACACATGAATAACATGTTTGAAGAAAGAATTGAAACTGTTGATGTTAATGGTAATAAGTCTTGGGCATGGGTGTTTAAGAGAAGTGAAGACTTAAAGGAATTGATTAAAGAATACAATGAGAATCAGTTTTTAAAGGATTATAATTCTTGCTTTAAAAATATAGCATATGATCTTGCTAGAATTAAAAGTATACAAGGAATATGTTAATAATGGATAGTTGCTTATAAAAAAGATATATCAGCACAAATTTAAATATGGTTTTCCTTACAAAGTTTTATATTATATTACAAACATGGTATAATTTAATTAAAATTTTGTAGAGAGGGATGGGTATATGGGAACAGAATTTTTAAAAGATGAAGAAGTTTTTGGAAAAAGCCCACAAATAATCGAAGTTAGTACTGATAGAGGAATGATTTGTATTCCAATATGGTATAGTCTTAATGTTCAAGAAAAATATTTTGATGAATATGAGGAATCTAAAGATCCTAGAAAAGCATTTTGTGCTTTGGTGCTTTCAATGGTTGAGGACAATGCATCACAAACTAATCAATCAATTGAAAATATAAATATAAATGATATATATGGAATAGATGATAAATATCTAATTGATATATTGGAATTAATAGTTATGCAATCAGATGATTTAACTCAATATTATAAGAAAAATTCTACAGATAATTACTTTGAAGACTTTTATAATTCAATTAGTTATGAAAGAGATAAATATATGAGTGAGTTTAAAAAAGCATTCAAAATACCTGAAAGTTTAAAGAGTACTATTAATTCAATATCCAGAATTAATATACCTACACATGTAACAGAAAGTTTTCAGCAAATAAGTAAATTTTCGGAACAAGCAAGCAATGCATATAAGAATACTCCCGATAACTATACATATAATTTCATAAATCCTATTCAATCTCAATATCAAGTTATAATAAATAAAATAGAAAAAATATATGAGAATATATCTAAAAGTTTTTCTAATATAACCAGTTCAAACGCTGTGAAAAAATTGCCTAAAAAAATTAAAGAAATAAATACAGAATTATTGAAGTTTGGATGGTACACTTTTGGGGAATTTTCAATTGAGGGCATTAATCAATTATATAAAGTTATCAATGAATATAAAAATGATAAAGACGTAAATAGGTATAAAAGAAATGTTAACAAGATAATGAATGAGTTCATAGAAAATGAGTCCGAAGAGTTAATAAAAAAAATATTAAAGACATTTCCTAATCGATATAGAATTATTAGGGATGCTTTTAATGCACACAAAAGAAAATTATACACGCTTAGTATACCAGTATTTTTAACACAGCTAGATGGGATATGTAAGGAAATGCTTGGTGTTAGTTTGTATTCCAAAACCAAAAATAAACCAAAAACTAAAAATGAGTTAGAAAATATTTTGAAAGAAAATAATATTAAAATTGAAGAAGATAGTTTCATATATTCCATGTTGTATTATCCACTTGAAATATTAAGTTGTTTGGTAATTGATACAGATGAAATAGATAGGAAATATAATAGAAATGAAATTTATTCTAAGTTTAATAGACATGCTATAATTCATGGCACTGATATTAGGTATAATAATAGGACAAATAGTAATAAATGTATTGCAATATTATCCTATCTATGTGATTTAAAAAATGAAATAGATGAAACGAAGAAGCCTTAAAAATAAAAGTGTAAGAAAGACATTAACAAATTAGTTAGTACCTTTTTTAGTGTCTAAAAGTAGGTGATTATTATTCTAATAAATAATTTAAAATTTGATAAAGAAATTCGAAGAAATATCTTAATCATTTCTCAGTTATTAGATGCTATTATAGTATAATAAAGAAATATTCATTAAGGCACTTACTTATGTAGGTACTTTTTATTCCCCTTTTTACAGCAGCTATGAGCATTTATTGATAAATATTCAAATATATGCTAATATTTAGTGGGTTTATTTTATATTTTACTAAGGGGGAAATTATGTTATGAAACATATTATTAAGACAACTTTATTAGCCGTATCAGTTATGGTTATTTTTACAGCATGTTCTTTTAATAAGTTGCCTGAAATAAAAGATGAACAGGTAAAAAAAGATTTAGCAGGTAAAGAGATAAGTGTATGTAGAGAAAGAGGAACTACTATGAATTGGATTATAAATGAAGATGAAATAGTAGAGCTAGAGACAATTGGAACAAGCGTTAATGAAGAAAATAAGACTGCAGAGAAGATAATAAAACTTAATACACGCAAAAAAGATGATAAATACATTGAAGATAATGGAGAATCAATAGAATTCGAAATTTCAACTGAGCTAAAGTTAAATTATATATATTACGATACTGGATGGAGATTAGATTTAGTGAAATGGGACAATGAAATAAAGGCTAAAGAAAATAAAACAGGTGAATATGTAGAAACTTCAGAATTTAAGCTAACATCTGATGAGCTATTAAAAACAATTGAATCACGTCGATACACGATAGCATCAAAGGATCACGTCAAAGATATTTCATTGAGCGAGGGAGATATAAATTCATTGGAAATATTAAATATAAGAGATAATATTGAAGAGGCAAGTAAAATTGTGGATATAAAAATTGATTATGATGTAAAAAATTTTTGGTTTAGCTATCAGGAAAAATATAAAAAGGGAATAGAGAATGCTACATTAACATACAAGTATAATTTTGCTTCGAAAAAATGGGAAGAACCTTCAATACCTCAAATAATTGTTAATGAAGATGCGGTATGGGGTGAATAATAATTTAAAAGCTAATAAATAAAAGAGCTCTTAACAGGGCTCTTTTTTAATACTTAAAAAGAGGTAGCGCTATGAAACTAAGACCAAAACAGGAATTATTATAGTTTAGAAGATACCAACGTGAACATAAAATTAGATATAAATAATACATAATTTAATAGAATAGTTAACATACTAATTCGTAAAAAGAGGTAAAAGATATATGAAAAAATTTAGGACTAAATTATATTTAATAATCATTACTACATTTATGTCCTTTGCACTCTTAAACGTTTTTAAAGGATACGTTAATGCTGAACAAATTAGCAATTATAAACTAACTAGTAAGAATGAACAGTCACAAAATTTATGTAATGAAGCTCTATTAAGCATGTTATATCCATATATCACAAGTTCCGTTGAAGAACATTTTGGTGTAGAGAGACGGTTTGATTTATTTGATGCAAAAGTAATCAGTATTAAAAAACCTAGTGAAAAATTTGAATTTGAGATAATTGTAGAAGTAGATACATTTACAGGAGCACATAATCCTCCGGGTGGAATCGTAACAATAACTTTTAATACAAGTCCCTATGGAACAAAAGTAATTAGTTTCAAAGATAATTCTCAATAAATTAATTTTAAGTCAAGCTTCATATAAATAAACGGTAAGATTAAGAACTCTTAACAGGGTTCTTTTTTAATATATAAAAGAAAGTATTAGAAGGTAGATTACATGAATGTGAAGGTAGGTGGTATTATTCCAATATACAGAAAGTGTACTGAATGTAACAAGAAGGTGCTAGAAGGAACACTATGCAGATGTGAAGAGAAGAAAAGGAAGGAAAGTTATAGAGATTATAAACGAAGAAGATTACAAGATAAAGAAGAGAGAAAAAGACAGAATTTTTATAGTGATAAGAGTTGGCTAAATCTATCTGAGAATATAAAGAATCATTATTTTGGGTTGTGCGTAGTATGTTGGTTTAAAGGATTGATACAAGCAAGTGAATATACTCATCATATTGAAACTATAAAAGATAAATTTGATTTAAAATTGAATAAAGATAACTTAATACCACTATGCGATTGTTGCCATAAGAAAGTACATAGGTTAATGGACAAGAGTGATAAGGACAAAGTTATGATACAGAAAGCTTTAAAAGATTTAATTAGAAAGTTTGATGATGAATTTTATTAGAGTGGGGTAGGGTGTGAAAATTTTTGGATAAGGTTAAGAAGTCCGAGGTCACCTCTCATTCACACATTTTTCCCAAAATGAAAGTTTTGGAGTAGAGAAATTATTAATAAGAAGGTAGGTGATATTTTATGTGTGCTAGACCTTGTAAGGCATTAGCGACGATGAGTAAGCATTTAACAAAAGAAGAAATACAAGCGAGACAAGAGCAGGAGGAAAAGCTAAAAGGGTTAGCTGATAAAATTAAACCTCCTGCTTATTTAAGTAAAACACAAAAGAAGATTTTTAAATACATAGTACAAGAATTAAAGACTTCAGGCATCTTGTCCAATTTAGATATTTACATATTAACAACTTGTAGTATATCAATAGATAGATTGCAGTCTATTGAAAGTTTAATAAATGAAGACATTAATAATTTATATAATAAAGATTTGATGGCTAGTAAAGATAAGTACACTAAAGACTTATTTAGATGCACCAACGAACTTTCTTTATCTCCACAAAGCAGAGCAAAATTAGGCAATTTAAATTTACAAACAAAACAGGATGAAGAAGATCCAGTTAAAAAAGCGTTACGTGGTGATGGTGAATGATACTTTTAGATAAAGCTTTAAAATACTGCGAAGATGTGGAAAATGGTATTGAAATCACTACAGATGAAGTAAAACAACAATGTAAAATATTCTTAGAAGATTATAATATAAATCAATACAATGATGATTTTGAGTTCTGCTTTAATGAAAATAAATTAAAAATAATAAATAATCTATTAAAATTATTTAACTATGCAACGGGTTTTGTCGTAGGTAAAAATGTATTAGAAGGGTTGGTCGGTTTCCAAGCCTTATTTTTATGTGCAATTTTTGGTTGGAGATATAAAAATGATTTAAATAAATTTAGATATAGAGATATAGTTTTATTTATTCCACGTAAAAATGCTAAAACATTTATAATTGCGATAGTCTTATTATTACTTATGATGACAGAACAAGACTACAGTGAGTTTTATAGTATTTGTGTTGATAGGGATTTGGCTACAGAAGTGAGAAAAGCAATGGCACAAATAATAAGTGCGAGTCCTGCCATTCAAAAGCATTTTTTCGTATCCGAAAGTAAAATAGGCATTATAAAATGTTTAATAACTAATAGCTTTTATTATCCAAGAACATCTAAAGCTAATAAAAACAATGCAATAAGGCCCGCAGCAGTGTGTTGTGATGAAGTTGGAGCATTTACAAGCAATGACAATATACAAGCTATGAGAAAAGGACAATTAAGTGTTAAAAATCCTTTAATGTTGAAACTAACAACAGCTTATGCTGAAAGTGATTCAATAATGTTAGAGGAATTAGAGTATGATAGAGCTGTTTTAAATGGAACTATAGATAATCCTAGATTATTTACATTACTTTATTATTGTACAAGACAAGAAGCATGGACAGATGAAGGATTATATAAAGCTAACCCACTTAGAGTAGAAGAAAACTATAAAGAAATTAGAGAAGATAGGGAAATAGCAAAGATAAAAGTAAGTGAACAACAAGAATATTTAACAAAAAACATGAATATTTTCTTAGAAACTAATGAGTTAAATAAATATATAGATATAGAATGCTGGAAGAAATGTAGAGTAGATAGAATAGACTTTAAAGGTAAAAATGTAGTAGTTGGAATAGATTTATCCGTTACAACAGACCTTACTGCAGTATCTATAATGTACAAAGAAAATAATATAATTTATTGTACGAGTCATGGATTTTTACCTAAAGATTCATTAGGTAAGAGAAGAGAAAATATTGATTATAAAAAATATGAAAAGCTAGGTTATTGTGATATACATGAAGGAATGACAGTAAATTATACTAAAGTTGAGGAATACATAAGAAGTATTGAAGAAAAGTATAATTGCACTATAGAAACCATAGTAACCGACCCAATGAATGCTAAAGAAATGGTTGAAAGGTTAGAAAAAGATTATGATGTTGTAAAATTAAAACAAACATTTACTAATTTAAGTCCAGCCACTAAAGAGTTTAGAAAAAAAGTATACGACAGTGAGGTTAGATATTTAAAAAATGAATTGCTAGATTGGAATATGTCCAATGCTATTACAATACCAGGTAAAAGTGACGATGAAATGTTGGCTAAACAAGATAAAAATAAGCAAAGAATAGATATGGTAGCAGTACTAATTTTTGCCTATACAGAGCTTTTAGGTGAAGACTACAGTTATAATGCTTTAGAGGAATTAGAGAAAATGAGTGAAGATTGGTAGGTGATTTAAAATTGAAGGTGAAATTAAATAAACTTAGAGATAAATTTAAAAAGTTAATAAGTTCTATTAAAAAGATTGTCTGTACCAAATTATTTGTCATGGATAGTCTTTTTTTATTTGGTACATTTATTATTATACTAACTAATTTCATAGTCAACATGGTATTTGGCTTATATACAACAGGCTTTGTACTTATAGCTTTTAGCATATTCCTAAATAAAACTAAAAAGATTAGGGGGTGATTGATTGATATTTAATAGAAACATAGAAACTAGAGCAGATACTAATAATATAAATGACTGGAAGAAAGTTTATAGTTTTGAAAATGGCTACGACATTACATCATTTGAAGACAATTTAAAAGAATCCACTTACTTTAGCTGTGTAAAAATTATAGCTGAAAGTATTGCTAAATGTTCTTTACAAGTTAAAAAAGAAACTGAAAAAGGTGAAGAATTAGCTAAAACGCACTATTTATTTGATAAGTTAAAGTTAAGACCTAATGATTATATGTCTACTGTTGATTGCCTAAAAGCTTTTGTCGCTATTGCTAAACATGAAGGTATTGCAGGGCTTTATATTAATAGAGATAACCGAGGTTTAGTAGAAGGTTTATATCCTGTAAAAATTACAGAGATAACAATAGATAATATAGGTCTAATAAAAAGTACTAAAAATAATAAAATTTTATATAAGTATGAATCCGTAAATGGAGAAACAGGAAGCTGCTTTGATGAAGATTTAATAATACTAAAAGATTTTACTTTAGATGGAATAAAGGCAAATGCTACAAGAAGTATATTAAAAGAAAGTTTAGATACATCTGTTAAAAGCCAAAAATATCTAAACACCCTATTTAGTAATGGATTGACAAATAAAGTGGTTGTACAACTTACGAGTGATATTAAAGAAGAAAAAGAAATAAAAAAGATACAAGATAAATTTAGTAGAATTTACAGTAGTAATGGCAAGATATTTACAGTACCAGCGGGATATAACATTAGTGCTTTAAATCTATCTTTAGCCGATGCGCAATATGAACAACTTAGGAGATTAAGTAAAGAAGAAATTGCAAGCATGATGGGAGTGCCTTTAACAAAATTAGGATTTGTTAAAGAAAATGCTAAAAGTGAAGAGCAGGATAATTTAAAATTCTTAACAGATACTTTATTAATAATTTTTGAAGCAATAGAGCAAGAAATGGATTATAAATTACTTACTGAAAGAGAAAGAAAGCAAGGATATAAGATAAGATTTAATATAAATGTATTGTTACGTACAGATGCAGAAACACAAGCTAATGTTATTAATAGTTATGTTCGTAATGGCGTATACGATTTGGATATCGCTAGAGATATTTTAGGCATTACAAAATTAGGTGGAGAGCCTATTATTACTTTACCTAGTGGGCAAGTATTATTAAAAGATTTATTAGCAGGTAATGTTAGTTATTTAAAAAATAATAAATACTATAGTGGAGGAGGTGAGGAAGATGAATAAGGAAAGTGAAATTAGGAGTCTTAATAATTTTGAAATTAGGAAGATTGGAGAAGGTGAAGAGAAACAAATACATATACAAGGCTATGCACTAACCTTTGATGCTATCAGCGAAGATTTAGGTTTCAAAGAAACTATAAGAAAAGGTGCTTTAGATAGCTGTGATTTATCTGATGTAGTTTTAAACTTCAATCATGACAACGACAAAATACTTGCTAGAAACATTAAAAGTGAAGGTATCGGAAGTCTGAAACTAACTATTGATGATAAAGGGTTATTCTTTGATGCTATACCTACAAATACAACATATGCACGAGATTTAATCGAAAATATGGAAAATGGTATAGTTGGTAAATGTAGCTTTGCTTTCTGTGTAAATTGGACTGATGATACTGCTCAAATTTGGGATTGGGATGATGGTACTAGAGGTTATGATTTTAGAACTATAAATAAAATATCCAAAATAAGTGATTGTAGTATAGTTGTTAATCCTGCCTACGAAAGCACATCAAGTACAATTTACAAAAGAGCAAAGGAATTAGATTTAGAAGTAAGAGAAAAAGCACATATTGAAAAAGATTTATTAGTGTTAAAAACAGATTTAGAACTTATAAAAATATCAAATGAATTACTTTAAGTAGTTCTTTTTTTATACTCAAAATTAAATTTTAAAAATGAAAGTGAGGAAATGTAAATGAAAATATACGAATTAAGACAGGAAATAACAAGTAAAACTGAGGAATTAGAAAAGAAAATTGAAGCTAGAGATGTTGAGGGTGCTAAAGCTTTAAGAGAAGAGATAAGACAAGCTAAAGAATTATTAAAGATTGCAGAAGACAAAGAAGCAGAAGAGAAAAGAGAATTAGAAAATCAGAAAAACAATGAAATGAGAGGTAATAAAGAGATGGGAAAAGTAAACGAAATGAGAGCATTAACTAAAAAAGTATTAGGACAAAATTTAACAGAGGAAGAAAGAGCAGTGGTGAAAATAGCAGATAACCAAGCTATCGTACCAAAACAGTTCATCAATGAGTTAGAAGAGTTAAGAAAGGGATATGGTTCTTTAAAAGGATTATGCCATGTTATCCCAGTGACATCTGAAAGTGGTACTAAACCATGTGTAGATTTAGACCAAGGTGAAGATTTGAAACTTGTACTTGAAGGTGATGACATAGAGGATGATTCTTTAGCGACAACAGAAATAGATTTCAAAGTTAATAAAATAGGTAAATTAATAAGGCTATCTAGTGAAGTAGTAGATGATGCTGCAACAGATATAGAAAATATGGCTAAAACTGTGTTTTTAGAAAAGGCTGTAAGAGCTGAAAATACTAGAATATTAAATACGATAGATTCTAATGCTACAAAAATGGTATTAACAGAAAATACCGTAGATCATAAAGAATTTGCTAAAGAAATGGATAGACAAGTCCCTGCTGTAAGAGCTGGATTAGTTACTTTAGTTAACTCTACTTTATATTCTGAATGGAAAAATGCCGAAGATAAACAAGGAAGAAATTTAAATCTTATTACTAATATAAATGGGCAAGACTACTTTAACGGAAAACCGATTTATGAGTTTGATGATTCTTTAATAAAACTTACAAAAGATAAAACAAAAGTAGCTTATATGGCTAATATGAAAGAAGCTATTAAGTTCTTTGATAGAAAGCAAGTAACAATAGCTAAAGCAGAAAAGTTTGAAAATGATACTAAAATGTTAAGAATTCTTGAAAGAATTGATGTTAAGAAAGGCTCTACAAGAAGCATAAAAAAATTAGAATTCTAGTCAAGAGAGGGTTATTCCCTCTCTAATTTACTAATAGAAAGGGTGATAACATGACATTGGAAGAAGTGAAAAAATATCTAATAATTGATGATGATTATGGAGATGATCTTTTAAATGATTTGATAGAAACTAGTGAAATCTATATAGATTCTATGGTAGGTGAAGGCTATAAAATAGATAAAAAAGCTATAAAGCTTGCAGACCTACTGCAAAAGAAACTTATAGCTGATATGCATGAAAACAGAAGCACAGAAATACCTACTAATACTAAGCAAGATAAAATAGTTACAAGTATATTAGATAAATTAAGTAACTACATAGAGGAGTGATTTCATGAGAATGGAAGAAATGAGAGATAGAATAACCTTTCAAGTTCCTAAAATAGAAGAAAGTCCAGTTAAATCTCTTGAACCGCAATATGATGATTTTGTTACTGTTTGGGCGAAAGTTGAATACTTGAAAGGTAGAGAATTCTGGGAAGCTAAAGCAGTTAATGCAGAAACTATAGTGAGATTTATAATAAGATATCGAAAGAACATTAGTAATGATATGAGGGTTTTCTATGATAATAAGTTTTATGACATTACAAGTGTAATGCTGCTAGACAATACTAGAAAATGGTTAGTTGTTTTAGGAAGTGAGGTGGTTAACAGTGGCATTTAATGTATCAGAAGATGGCTTCGAGGCTTGGATAGGCGGAATGGTAGGAGACATGGGAGAAGCAGAAGAAAGAATATTAAAAAAATCTGGTAAAGTAATTAAAGGTAATGTAAAGAAAAATCTTAAAAGGTCTAAAATAAATCGCTCTGATTATAAGCACATGGTAGATGATATACAAGTATCAACATATAAAAACAAATACGGAGATAAGACTACAAGGGTTAGAGGTGGCAAAAAAACAGGTCGTAAGTGGCATTTGTTAAACGATGGTACTTATAAAATGGATGCTACACATTTTATGGATGAAGCTTTAATGCAAAGTGAAGAGGAAATAAATTCTATAGTTGATGAAGAGTTAAGAGGTATTTTTAATGATTAACACAGTATATGAAACCCTTAAACCTTTAGGGATACCGATAAAATGGCAATTACGTCCCGATATAGGAGATTGCGGTCACGCAGTCTCTTTTCATTTTTTTGGAGAAGGTGGGTTGCTTTACGGAGACGGAGAGGAAGAGTACGAAGGTGGAACGTGCCAAATAGATATTTTCTCCAAGACGGATTATACCCAACTAGCAAAACAGATAAAAAAACTCATGAAAGAACGTGGATTCGTACCCGACTCAGTGCAGAGTGACACAATTGAGGATTTAGGGGCTATGAAACTATATCACAAGGTTATGAATTTTAACTATATAGAAAGCGAGGTAATATAATGGCAAAAGTTAAGAAAGCGGCAAGAATAAATGTTAAAAACATGGTTTATGCAGTTATAACGAAAGATGATAGGGATGGAATAGAATATGGCGAAATAAAACCTTTTGCTAAGGCGATGCAAATCCAATGCACACCCTCAGTGGCAACTGGAACACTTTACGGTGATGGTGTAAAACAGGAGGTAATTAGTAAACTTACGGGTCTTACTGTTGTAGCAGATATAAATAAACTAGCGATAGATACCCGAACAGAACTTTTAGGAATTACATACGTTGATGGTGTTGCAGTTGAAAAGGCTGGGGATGAACCAAAAGAGATTGCATTAGGATATTTAGTAGAACAAACTGGCAAAACTGCGGAATACATATGGTTATTAAAAGGTAGACCACAGCCTTATGCTTCAACCGTTCAACAGCAGACAGACAATATAAATTTCTCCACAGACTCCATTACAATTGAGTTTGTGCCGAGGGAGTACGACGAAGCTATACGTGTATTTGCGGACAGTGCAGATGAAACATTTACGGCAGATAAACAAGCAACATTTTTTGATTCAGTTCCAACAGGTGCGGTGGCAGGCAGTTCTGTAAAAGCACCAATAAAATAAATAAAATAATAGAATAAAACTTAGTAAAGCACTCTTAAGGGTGCTTTATTTGTTTAGGAGGTAGACAAATGTTACAAAGAGTAGCGGTAACACCGCAATATCCGTTAATAATAGATTTTGCAGATGGCACTAGTAAAAAGTGTTTGATATGCATAGAAAGCTTAATTTTAATGATCCAAGAATTTGGAGAAATACAAGATGTACTTAAGGAATATGAAACAAAACCATATGACTTAACTGCAATAATTTTATATTCTGGTATGAAATTATTACACCCAGAAACAACACTAGAGGAATGCCAAGCCATTCTAATGGGTGGAGGATTGCCATTAATGAATAAAGTTTTAGAAGTTTTTAATAAAAACATAGGAAGTATTGATAGCGAACAGTTAAAAAAGTTAGTACAGG